GTGTAGATGTATGTATTTGCCTGTTACGAAAAGTTGGAAGGAGCTTGGCTTTACTGACGTAGAGACTAAAAAACTAGGTACTAAGTACAATAAGTGGTATGAGAGATCACCTAGTCGGAAGAGGTTAGCATATGGGGAGACTGATAAAGACTTTGCCGGATTTTGGGGCACTAAGCCCAAAACGTGGCAAGACAATGCTATTGGACCTGTCAGGGGAGAACTTGTCCGGGGCGATGCTATCCAGTTCAAACAGTTGGTGGTGTATAATAAGTCCCAGATAAGGAGGATCAAGAAAGCAACGGGCAACACCTATGAGATGGGGGATTTGATCAATATTGAGGACCTGGCCAAGTGGAAGAAGTTTGATGCTAGCCCTGCCTTTGCCGTAGTGAGGAGGAATGCAACAAAGAAAACAGCCTCAAGCCCACTAAAGAGATGCTGCTGTTTGAGGAAGACAACCGATATTTGAATTATGAACGTGGGTTGCTTATAGACAGGACTGGGAAGGTGATTGTTCAACAAGACGGGGGTGCACATTCTATTCGGTGGGCCCTGGCAGATGCACAGAAAGGCGAAGGTGGGATTTTGACTCACAACCACCCCAGTGCTGGCTCTTTTTCTGATGCTGACATTAATTTCCTAACAAGGTTCAGGCTTAAGGAAATCAGGGCTGTAGGGCATCGCTCAGACTATGGAAAAGTTGACTACAGTGCAAAGCTGATAGGGGAGAGGCCAAAATGGGATAGTGACATCAAAGATTCCATGGCCTTTGCTGAGAATCAAGCAAGGGTGGAACTAGAACACAAGTTAGGTGCAGGTGAGATAAGCATAGACAATATTAACTTCAATATTAACCATAGGAAGTGGGAACTGTTCCAGGCTGACAACAGCAGTTGGTTTGAATACAAGAGGGTGATACGATGACGATAAAAATAGATAGCAGAAGGAGCAGCTACCCTTACTCTAAGCAATGTAGAGGGTGTGCTAACTTGGAGTCTGAGAGATTGCAGAAGTGTAAAGTATATGATTTAGATATAAAGGATGAGTATTGGCTTACTACACAGAAGTGCCCTAATTTCAGGGCAAAATAAACACAGGAAAGGAGTACAGCATGGAATACGTATTAACAGAAGCAGGGAATATCAAGATCACCGATGGACAACCGACTGTAAAGGATGGGGATAAAGAATTTGGTATCGATGCCATTGGAGCACAGGCAAGGATCACCACTATCACCACAGAGAGTAATGACAGACGCAAAGCCCTTGGAGATCTGCAAACTAAGCATGATGCATTGACAGTTAGCAACAAGGGCCTACAGACTACTGTTGATGGGATTGATGACAAGAATAAAGTCAAGGTGGAAGAGATCAAGACTGAAATGAATAAGGCATGGGAGGACAAGCAGACAGGATGGGACAAGGAGAAAGCAGGGCTGAATGAAAAGCTATTCGATGCCACTGTTGGGGCTAATTTTGCTACAAGCAAGGTAATCAAAGGGACGGTCCTGCCTCCTGATATTGCTAAAGCCACCTTTGGGAAGCACTTTAACCCAGATGGTACTGCTAATGATTCTGCCGGGAATCCCATATATTCCAAGGCTAAGCCGGGTGAGCCTGCTGGGTTTGACGAGGCTATGGGCATAATCCTTGACAACTATCCTGGCAAGGCGGATATTATCAAGGGCAGTGGTGCTAATGGCAGTGGAGGGCACAGGCAAGGAGATGGGGCCAACACCCAACAGACGGCATCAGCCTCTGAAAATATCTCAGCCGGGTTGAAGGCTATCGGGATATAACTGTCTGTAATCATTTGGGTAGTGAATTTTCAGGAAAATAAATATAGCTTTTTTCAAAATGTTGGTTTATATATAGTAGTTTATAGTGTAAAATGTAGTGATAAGAACATCTTATGGGTGACTGAATAGGAACCTGTAGGGTTATAAGTTATGAGGTGGGTGACTGAATAGAACATCCCACGTTTCCTGAATAGGGCATATCTCGATTGGTAGCTTGAAGGGCTATTATTGGGATATGCCCTTTTTTATTGGAACAACAAAAGGAGATTCAGTATGAGTGCAATGACGTTAGCAGAATTCATCAAACGTACAAGAGACCAGCTTATAGCTGGCGTAGCAGAAGAGATTTTGACCACCAATCCAATGTATATGCTTATGCCATGGCAGGGGTATGCGGGTTCAGGTATTAGTACCAACCGGGAAACAGTTCTTGGTGATGCTGACTTTTACGATCTGGGGGATACCATCACGGCAAAAACTCCTAGTGAAGTTGAGCAGATCCTCTATAGGGCCACCCGGATTATTGGTGATGCTGAGCTTGATAATATGCAGGTGGCTGAAAGCCAGTCCGATATCAACAACCTGATGTCTATTGAGGTTGCCTCCAAGTCCAAATCTGTTGGTCGTAAGATCCAGGAAGGTATGGCACTTGGTACTGGCGTTAATCCTCAGTACAACTCCCTCCATAGTATGATTGACTCTGGTCAGTATGTTACTGGTGGGGCTGCAGGCTCTGGGGCCATCTTTGGCTTCCTTGATGCCGCTATGCAGCTGGTGTTGTCCAAGGATGGGTATTGCGATTGGATTATGCTCCATGGTAGGGATGCGCTGCAGCTCAGGAATGAGTATCGAGCGCTTGGTGGCGTACCTATGATGGAAGTAACTTCTGGTGGGCGTACCATCCAGGTTATGGAGTTCAACGGTACACCCGTGTTCACTAACAACTGGCTGTCTGTAACTGAGACTGCTGGTGGTGCTGCTCTTGCTGGTGGTGCTCTTAGTTCTATATATGCCGGTAACTTTGATGATGGCTCCAAGAAGGTTGGTGTTTCCCTCATCTATCCTCAGTCTGCTGGTATGGGTATCGCTGTTAATCCTATTGGTGACATGGAAGCCAAGGACCAGCAGATTGTTCGTGTCAAGTCATACAGCAACTTTGCCTCCTTTAATAAGGTTGGTGTTGCTCGTATCACTGATATGACTGGTGCGTAATTAGTAAGCCTTGAAGCACTGAGACAGGGGCAGTCCTTGCCCCTGTTTAATTTTATAGGAGAATACAAGATGCCTAGAAAGAAAGGAAAGGCAGTTAAATTGGTGACGCTGTGTTGGCCTCATCCGGTGGACCTGTCTAATGGTATGGAGGCTAGAGCTTATGGGATCAAGCTGGTTGCTGATGAGGATGGGAACTACACTGGTGATATGCCAGAGGCGAGGGCTGAGGTTGAATTGACCAGGTCCGGGAGGGCATTTGTTGAGGCCCTGGCTGAGGTTGAAGCGCCTTTGGAGGATGACGAAACCTTGGAGGATGGAGATGAGCCTGCATAATCTTGCTGTATCTAACCAGTTTGAAATCAATGCTAAAAGTCCTAAGATTGTTGCTGTTGTAGATGAGACAGTAATGAACATGGCTATAGGTAAAGAGTTCAACCATGAGCTTCAGGAATACCACTACGGATTCTCCGCAGGCATGGGTAGCGCATCAGAGAACGCTGAAGTAGTGCTTGGAGAGGTTCTTGATTATTTCCAGGTGCAGGGTGAGGGTGATCAGGTCCATATAGGCTTTGCTGCTGGTGCTCAGTTGGCTGGTGTAACTAGTATCCAAGTTACTGTAGGTGAGCTTGATATAGCCCTTACGTGGAACGCTGGAAACACCAATTATGAGTCAGCCGAGATTCCTGGTATAGGTGATCTTGCTAGACGTATGGTTGGTGGAAGATACCCAATGACCTTAACAGACACAACATGATCCTATTGTTGGGAGGTTCCAAATGATAACAGTAGGCGTAGACACTTATGTGACAGTGCTAGAGGCAGACGCATACTTCTCTGCGAGGTATGGCTATGAGTCATGGGCCTTATTGGCTGAAACAATCAAGGAACAGGCCTTGGTATCTGCCTTCTCTCAAATGAACGCTATGTGTAGGTGGTTTGAGGACATGTCAGACCCATATCCACAGGATGTTAAGGATGCCCAGTGTGAGATTGCATATGCGATTACGGTCACAGGCAGCACTTCTACTGATGGCGGTGACCCTCTGACTGAGCTTAAGGCTGGTTCTGTAACCCTTAAATTTGAGGCAGGATCGACTAATAACCCACTTGTAAGTGACCTGACTAGCTCCTTGCTAGCCGATTATGGGTTGTGTTCGGGTTCTGGATCTACTAAATTAGTGCCTATCTGGAGACAATAATGGGTTTTTCAGCACCGAAAACACTCCAAGACAAATGGCCATTATTTGTAAAGTATGGGGCTACAAAGTCTTGTGTGTACCAAAGTATGTTCGATACAGCTTATACCCCTGCAGATGGGAATGCGCTGAAGCCTGTAGACTCCTCCCATAACATCGAGGTTGTGTTTGATAAAGTGGTGGCCTCCTTGGTTGATGGGTCAACAATTCGGTTCATTGACAGGGTTGCAATATTTCCCGCTTTGAATCTGCCTGTGGTGCCAAAGGTGAATGACCTTATTGTTGACCCATCTCTCACGGAGTGGGAGGTTAAGGATGTTGTAGAAGATCCAGTAGATGCACATTTTGAACTACGGATAAGGCCCATAACAGCATGAAGAGAGTCAAGTTAGGCAGAGAGTTGTCCAGAGTACTCAAGACTGTATCCAAGAGGTTGGATAACAAGGATATGGCGCTCGTTATGCAAAAACTGGCCATTGACGGGTTCAGGGAGTTGGTGCAAAGGTCAGCCAGGGACACAGGCTTTCTCAGGTCAAACTGGGGCGTGGCAGTGGATGATAGGCCGGGTGATGCAGCGCTGAGTAATCCTCACCCTTCAAGCAAGGCCAAGGGAATCGGCCCTGTTGTCTCTGATGCCAGTTATGGGAGTGCAAGTATAGATGGCACTTGTTTGGTAACGCTATACAACAACACCGAGTATGCTATGTTCTTGGAGACTGGTACTCCTCACATGAGGGCACAACCTATGGTTGAGCCTACTTACCATATGCTATTGGCAGAGGCCAACCAACTGGCTGCAAACCTATCGAAAAAGAGGTATAAGGATGTTTGAACAGGCCAATCATATCATTGAGAATAGACTAGCCGACAATTGGGTCAGGACTTTGATTGATTATGACAATATAGAGTTTAACCCTGTCCGTGGGGTGCCCTTTATAAGGCTCCAGGTGGAGTGGGTTGCTGCCAATGTTATGTCCCTCGGTGGCCGGACCAAAGGTGAGGGCTATATTGATGTGTCTATTTTTGTGCCATCTAATGGGGGTACAACGGATGCTTTCCAGATGGCGGATGAGTTGGCAGTGCTATTTAATCGGTTCATGGAGGGTGCTATTAAGTTCAATGTAGCACGCACTAGGAGAGTAGGCCAACAGCAAGAATGGTTCCAAGTCAAGGTGTTGGTGCCATTCGTTTATGATCAGTGTTATATGCCACAGCTAGGGTATGGTGGCTTTTGTGGTTATGGAAATTAAATAAGGAGGCAACAAATGCCATCAGCAACAGGAAGTCAGTCATATGTAGCAATTGTAAAGCAAGTGCCTGCAACACCCAAGGTAATACCAGCCAGCCCGGTTATGCAGAAGGTGAACTTTGTATCGGATGATCTTGGCACTACTATCGACACCAAAGTATCAGACCATATTCGTGACGATAGGATGACAGCCGACATTACCACCACAGGGTATTCTGTTGGTGGTGGTTACAACTTTGAGTTCCAATTTGAGAACAGCCTACTTGATGAACTGCTTTTAGGCTTCTTGTGGGCACAATCATGGGGTGCTGGCGGCAGCCTTTCTCAAGTGGCCACTAATGGTGTATTCTACCAGCCCTTCTTTATCGAGCGTGGCCATAAGGATGTGACGGAGTATTTCAAGTTCCTAGGCATGGCGTGTAACGTTATGACTCTGGAGATGGCTGACCAGTCAGACGTTACAGGCTCATTCCAGTTCATAGGGCTTACCTCCCAGGTAGATAAAGAGGTTGAGTCAGGAGCCACCTACACAGCACCTACTATCAATCCGGTATTCAGTACAGTTACTGACATGCCATCTATTAAGATTGATGACGTTGAGCAGGAAGGTTGCTTTGTGAAGGAGATGTCTGTAGAGAGCAACAATAATGTAACACCTAAGACCGGCCTGGGGCAACTTGGTGCGTGTGAAACTAACCCTCACAGGTTGGATATCACTGGCGCTATTACCATGTACTTTGAAGACTCTACCATGTACACAAGGTTGCTGAATGGTACTGCGTTCTCTCTGTCATGGACACTGACTGATGGTGATGCTAATAGTTATATATTCACGCTGCCAAGGGTTAAGCTGGATGCTGATACTATTAACGTTACTGGCGTGGATGATGAAGTAATGGACGATGCCACCTTTGTGGCTTTGTACGATAAGACAGCAGGACACATGATACAGATAGAGAAGTCATAAACTTTTACTCACAGGTAAACAAATGGATATTAAAAAGAGTTTTGGGTCTGACAAAGACCTTGCAGAGAATGGCAAGTGGTTCGACTTGGAGGATGGTGGCAGGGTTAAGGTGGCAAAGCTTGGGTGCCCTGCTTTCAAGGCAGAGGTACAGAGGCTGCAGAAGCCTCACCTTGCTATACTTAACTCCACCATGGATAGCTCAGATATCATAGACAGGATCACCATAAGGGCTATGTCTAAGACCATATTAGTTGACTGGTCGGATATAAATATGGATGGCGAAGAGGTGGTATACTCTACTGATACTTGCTTTCTGTTGCTGTCCGAGTATCCAGACTTCAGGGAAATGATAGCCTCACTGTCTACTGAGCGTAGACACTATAGCCTTAGTGATATCACGGAAAAGTAATTGAGGCCATCAAGTGGCATAAGCAGCATGGGAATAACCTTGACTGGTTTGCTAGAATGGCCAAAACTGGAGTCAAAGTCAAGGCCCTTGAAAGCTATCCAGATCTGTATGAGGCACAAATTTTCTACTTAGAAATGTATAATCTTTGTGGTGCTAATACACCTACCATAATGCACTATTCTAACCTTGTAGGGCTTACTAATGAGGAAACACTAGAAGCCCTCAAGATCATAAATATGATAGCTATAGGAGTAGAATAAAATGCCAGTAGTACAACTAGATATTGACTCAAGGGATGCTGTCAGTGGCCTTAATAAATATGATAGGGCTGTTGATTCTTCTGGTCGTAAAACTGATTCAGCTTTTGCCAAAATGCGTACATCTGTCAACAACTTTGGTGCTGCGGCTGTTGCCGGATTGGCTATTGCTGGTGCCGCTGTATCAGCATTTGCAGTGAAGTCTGTTACTATGGCCTCATCTTTGATAGAAGCACAAGGGGTGTTTGATCAGGCTTTTGCTGGTATGACAGATACAGCCGAGACTTGGGCCAAGGAGTTGGGAGAGTCTTATCACCTGACCGAGACAGCTGCCAAGAAGTCATTGTCTACGTTCCAGCTGGTTCTTACTGGTATGGGCAAGACAACTGCTGAGGCTGCTAAGATGTCTAATCAGTTAGTGAGGGTAGGAGCTGACCTTGGTGCTGCCTTTGATCGATCCACAGCAGAGGTGGTAAATGATATCCGTTCAGCCTTGTCTGGTTCTATGGAGACCATGGATAAGTACGGTATAGTGATGAGGCAGAGTGTCATTGATGCCAAGGCCCTTGAAATGGGTCTGGCTGCTACAAAAGCAGAGATAACCCAAGCTGACAGGGCTACAGCTACATACAACTTAATCCTGGAAAAGAGTGCTACTTTAACAGGAACTACAGCAAGAGAGGCTGAGGGCTACGCAGGTCAATTAAAAGAAGCACAAAAGAACATAAGTAACCTGACAACAGCAATAGGTACCAAGCTGTTACCTGTATTCACCAAGGCGCTGAAGGCGTTCAATGAGTGGATAACTGAGGGAGACAGGATGAATACCATAGTAAACACCACTATTGAGGTCATCCGCTTCTTGATGAACGCCTATTTAGGGTTGGAACTTGCGCTTAAAGCTGTGATTGTTGTGGTAGCTTCCTTGGTAGAAGGGTTTGTACGATTAGCCAAGCCATTAACAGTGATACTTGATGGGTTGGTAGCTATTGGGGCCATTGACAGCAACCCTATGAGGGAGCTAGAAGCTGCCACAAAGAGCTTTACTGAGTCTGCAAAAGAGGGCGTCTTTAATACCCTGAATAAGATTGCTGAGTTAAACGAAGCCCTGGACAACACCAAGACCAAGACTGAGGAAGTAGGGGAGACAATGAAGGGGAGCTTTGATACTGCTACAGACGCAGTAGAAAAAGCAGCTACATCAGTGGAGGAGGAAGTTAAACCAGCAGAGGAAAAGCTCAAAGTTGCTGTGGATGAGGTTACTGAAGCTGTAGCAGCTTCTGGCAGGGCTTTTGAAGCACAGGCAGTAAGCGCTGCTAAGGTTGTTGCTGTAGCTAAGGAAATGAGTTCTTTGGCAGCGGATATGGGTGGCTACGACAGTAGTAAGAGTTCTTCTAGTGGTACTTTCTCTGCTCATGGTGGTGCTTTATCAGACGACGAGTGGCAGGGTTTAGCCCAATGGCAGAAGGACTTCTTAGTACAGAAGGGCCTAGAGGGCAAGACCTCTTATGATTACTTCAGCAATGATACTGGTAACAGGTTCAAGGGTGGTAGCGGCTATGACCAGGAAGCTCTAGCAGCACTTGCCAAAGCTTTTGCTGGCATGGGTGGTGTGACAAATGTATTCAATCAACAAATATCAGTATCAGACATAGACACTATAACCTCTTCACAATCTACTACTGAGGCAAGAGCATGATATTAGAACTAGGTGCAAGTAGGGTTGAGCTGGAGTCACCAGCACAGTATCCACTTGGTAACGAAAAGCAACTGGTACAGGCCAAGGATGTATCAGCCTCTGGCATAACTCATGTAGAGTCTTTTGAAGTAGAGACAGGCAAGATTACTTACAACTTTGAGGATATGTCAGACAGTGACTATGTAAGTGTCATGGAGTGGTTCATTAATGTAGCCAATGGTATGATGAATAAATTTTACCTTACAGATGATCTTGGTGTTACAAGAGAAGTCAGGTTTACAACCACTAAGATAAAGTTTGATCAAAACAGCCATTTGCTTTGGTATGGTTCCTTTACAGTAGAGACTGAGCAATGATAACCAATCTAATACGGGACTTTATAGATGCCATTGAAAGTAAGAGCAGAAAGCCTGTTCAGCTGATAGAGTTCCTATTACCTGACGAGACTTTCTATCTAAGTGATAAAGTCATAGGTAAAGGCCAAGGTCTTGAGCATGACTACCAGCCTTGGATTGAATCGTGGGGCACTCTCAGCGATAATACCAGCTTGACAAACTTGTTTGAGGGCAATTCCTTAGAGATCAGGTCAGGCACCTTGACCATACTCGTATCACCAGTATCCAGAACCTTTGTCAAGAAGCTATTCCAGGTTGGTGTTGAGAATACCAGAGTACACCTGTATCAGTGGTTCCATGGTATGGTCTCTCCACCTGTGCTCATAGATACAATGGTCTGTCAAGATCCTATTAAGCACTCAGAAACAACTATGCTGATGAGTATAGACATAGTGTCTACCCTCATGAAGACAGACCCTTATTTATGGCCAGTAGAGTCTGGGATTGAGTCTCAACCTATCGTTGTAGGCAAAGCTACTGGCATGCCTTTAAAGAATTTGCAGACAGCTAGAGTCACGGACATAGCGGATGATATAGAGTTCGACTATTTGGGACAATTGTTTATAGGAAATGGTGTTGGATTTCCTAGCTCTGGTAAGGTATCTATTGATTCTGAGGATATGACCTATAGTTGGATAACAGCATCCGCTATAAACATCACAGCAAGGGCACAGAATGGAACGACTGCAAGGCCTCATCTTCGTGGCGCTCTTATGTCTCCTTATGGTGCTATTTATGATTACGCTATCTGCTCTGGTCCTGTACAACTGGTTGACAATTTACTCGCTAATGGTGAACCCTATGTTAACTCTGTTCAATTCTTTCCTGG